TTTTTGGGAATACTATTTATTAATGTATAAAGCCTAAAGGCGATTATTAACAAGGAGAAAATAAATCATGGCTAAGAATGGTTTTTCAATGTCAAACAGAGTTGCCGTAGAAGAGGTAACTGGTGCTAAAACACTAACAGCAAACGATTGCGGCAAGCATCTTTTAATTAATGCTTCTGCTAGCGCTAACTACACAATTACACTACCAACAGTTGCCGACGCTGGTGAGGGCTGGAATGTAACTTGCCTACTCCAGACTAGTGGCACTATAGCTAAGCAAGTAACAATTTCAAAAGCTTCTGGTGATAGTTCTGGTGTAATTAAGCTACGTCAGGTTATAACTGAGTCTACCGCAGGCGGTGAAGCTGCTGCTCGTAGCACAGTAATCTTTGCTGCTGCTGATCTTACTGTCGGAGATAGAGTGGAGATTGTTGCTGGTACAGAAAACTACTATGCTAATGCTTTTGTTAGCGGTGCCTTAACAGGATCATAAGAGGAGGATTAAATGTCAGAAACTAAAAAAATAGTAAAAAGAACACCTAAACCTTCTACAAAAGAGATTGGATTTAAAGAGTGGCTAGCTGCTTATAAAAAAGTGAACTCATTTGATAGAAACTTTCAAAAAAAAGAAAGAGCCGAAGCAGCAAAAGAATTAGCTGAATTAGAAAAGAAGATTTTAAAATAGTCTCTAACAGCCAAAGCTTTATACAAGACCTCCTAGTGAAAACTGGGAGGTCTTCTTCTATAGAACTATTTAATAATGTAGGAGAACAACTTAAATGGCTAAACCAACTCTAACACCGGCTAGTTCAACACCAACGAACATTTTACCTTCGTCGTCATTAGCTAGCACGGCATTTACATTTAGTTACCCATTTGGCATTTATGGCTCAGGTGGTCCGCTAGAATCGCAATACTTTGCTTCGGGAGCATCAGATCAAGTAGCCTTTACTTACAAAAGATTGGGCGGTGATGTCCTAGACATCGAACTAACCGAAGGGAACGTGTTTGCTGCTTACGAGGAAGCCGTTTTAGAGTACTCCTACATCATTAACCTACATCAAGCTAAGAACGCCTTGTCGAACGTTCTAGGCTCTGCTACGGCTAGTTTTGACCATAACGGTAATCCCATTGCTGGCGATGCTCAAAATCTACAAGCAGAACTTAAATACCCTAAGTTTAAGCTAACTTATCCTGTAAGAGTTGCTAGAGGCTTAGCTAAGTATGCTGGAACAAACGGTGATGTTCGTCATTACTCAGCCAGTTTTGTTCCAACTAGCTCAGTTCAAGATTATGATTTACAAGAAATTATTTCATCAAGCTTTCCAAACTTAATTACAGATAATCAGAGAGCTACAATTACAAATGTTTGGTATAAAACCCCTCTTACAATGTGGAGGTTCTTTGCTTACTATGGTGCTCTTAATGTTATTGGTAATTTATCAACTTATGGACAATACTCGGATGATTCAACATTCGAAGTAGTCCCAACTTGGCAAAACAAAGCTCAAGCAATGGCTTATGAAGATTCTCTTTACACAAGAGTAAGTCATTATTCTTTTGAGTTAATTGATAATAAACTTAGGCTGTTCCCAAAACCACAATCTGGAATGATGCCTGATCGCTACTGGTTTAGATTTTATGTGGACGGTGGGGCTTACGACGAAGATCCAACTCGTAAAGAAGGAATGGAAGGTGTCAACAACATGAACACTTTACCATTTAATAACATTTCTTATGTTAGTATTAACTCTATTGGTAAGCAGTGGATTCGCCGCTATGCCCTTGCTCTTACTAAAGAGATGTTAGGGCAGATTAGAGGCAAATTTGGAGGCTCTGTGCCAATCCCCGGCGACAATGTAAGTCTAAACTCAGGAGATCTATTAAGTCAAGCCGCATCGGAAAAAGAAGCTCTAAAAACAGAACTTAACACAATCTTAGATCAGCTTACTTATGTTGAGTTATCTAAGAAAGACGCAGAGTTAGTTAAAACTAACGATGAAATTTTTGCTAAGGTTCCAATGCCTATTTTCCAAGGATAAAATAAATGCCAGATCCAAAAGACAAATGGTCACAACCAGCAGCCCCACCCGGTCCAGTCTTCTTTAATAAGAAGGAAAGAGACTTCGTTAAGCAAGTAACTGACGAAGTTACAGATCGAGTTGTAGCCCAGCCGGTTGCTTATTATCCTTTAAGCATTGAACATTCAAACTATCATCCACTTTACGGTGAGGCAATCGAGAAAACATTCCTACCACCTATTAGAGTTTATGCTCTTGTAACCTTTGAAGGAATTCAAACTGAGACTTCAGACTTTGGTGTGGATAAAAGAGCAACTATTAATGTAAAGTTTCACAAAAGAAGATTAGGTGAAGATCAAAATGTATTTGTAAGAGAAGGCGACTTTGTTCTTTACGGAGACATCTTTTATGAAATTACAGAATTAAATGAGCCAAAGCAGTTATTCGGACAGATTGATTTCCGTTACGAGATCGAAGCTAAATGTGTAAGAGCAAGGAAGGGTAAGTTCAATGCCGAATAAATCTACAAAACAAAAGACTCTTAGTCCATCAACATTAGAGACGATTGATTTCGCTCTTTACAACTGGCTAAACGAAAAGCTAGACATCTACACAGATTCCAACGAAGGTCGTAGAAAGGTACCAATCATTTGGATTACCGCAGAGAGAGCTTTTCAAGTTAAAAATGATAAAGAATTAAGAGAAATTGATTCTGAATCAATTATCTATCCAGCGATGGTTGTTGAAAGAAACTCAGTTTCTAAAACAAATGCTAATGAAAGAGTAATCCCCGGTAACATCTTTGCTCAAATGGATAGAAAACGCGGAGCTTTTCCTCTTTACAGAAGAGTAGTAAAGGACAAGACACAGAACTTTCAAAACGCAGCAGCTAAAAGATTCACAAATCAAACGCAAGAGACCTTTAAACTACCCTTTGAATCAAGCGAGGTAGTTTATGAAACACTTTACACTGGTTACCCTGTGTTTCTAAACATGAACTACACAATTAAGATTAGAACAATTTACATTCAGCAGTTAAACGAGATCTTGTTGCCTTTCCAAAGATTCACAGGTGGTATTAATCAGTTCTTAGTAGAACACGAAAACCATAAATACGAAGCTTTTATTGAAGATGATTACTCAATTAGTAGTAACGCTTCTAATCTAGGCGGTGAAGAAAAGAAATTTGATGCCGAGATCAAAATAAAGGTTTTAGGTTATGTTACTGCCGATGGAATAAATCAAGACACTCCTTTTGTTGTAAGTCGTGAATCGCCAGCTAAGATTAGATTCACTAGAGAACGTAGTATGTTAAGTGAGAAAAACTCTAACAACGATGATGGATTCTTTAGACAATAAGCATTTTGCCTTTTGAAAAACTATTTACATTAGACTATTGTCCGAGGAGTTTTAACACATGGCAGTTTCAGCAAAAAACTTTAGATTCATTTCACCCGGTATCCGAATTGAGGAAATCGACCGTTCACAGATCCCAGCAGATGAGCCAGCAATTGGCGCATGTGTAATTGGTAGAGCCGCTAGAGGTCCAGCTTTTACCCCTGTAGAGATAAGAAGCTTTTCAGATTTCGTAGCTACCTTTGGTGAGCCAGTAGCCGGTGGTAATGGCGGTGATGTTTGGAGAGGGGGCAACTACACTTCTCCAATGTATGCTACTTACGCAGCCCAGTCATGGTTAAGAAACGGCGAAGCCCTAACTTTCGTTAGAACGCTTGGTGTTAAAAACAGCGCAGTTAACGACACAGACACAGGCGCAGCAGGTTGGAGAGTCGGTACTGCCGACTTTAACGCTGCGGCAACCGAATCTAACGGTGGCGCTTACGCCTTGGTAGTTTTCCCATCAGCATCAAATATTAGTGTCGCAAAGCCAACTGGTTCTGTAGCAGCTATTTTTTACATGGGCGACGGCGCTCCAATCTTAAGCGGCTCTAATGTTGCTGGTACCGGCAACGAAGGCTCATCAGAATTAATTAAATCTACTGGTGGCGAATTAGTGGTTCAGTTCTCAGGATCAATTGAAGGTGGTCTTTCGGGTTCATTTGGTGTTTCCTTCTCCAAGGGTAAGTCAAACTTCATTAGAAAGGTTTTTAACACCGACCCAACTTTAGTAGGTAGAGATAGTGGCGAAGGTAAAATCAACTACTTCCTAGGTGAGACTTTCGAAACGACTTATGAAACAGAGCTAGCCGCAACGGGCAAAGTCACCACAGAGGTATTTGGAGCTATTGTTGGCTTGGGTGGATTTACCACCGCAGGCGTAGCAGGAGATGATATCCAAGGTCACGATGTTAGAAAGGGCGCTTTAGAATCAAACAGCTACTCAAAATCAGGCTGGTTCCTAAGCCAAGACCTATCAAGCGATACAGGTAGCTGGAGTTCAACAACCTCTGATAACTTAACAGCAGGAAGACTTAAAAAGCTATTCCGCTTTGTTGGTTTAGATGCTGGTGAATGGACACAGAATAACATCAAGGTTTCACTAGCTAACATTAGAGCGCCAATCAATGAAGACGTAGACCCCTACGCCACATTCACAGTTCAGCTTAGACAGATCCAAGACAGCGACGATAATGTTAAAATTGTTGAATCTTTTGAAGGTTGTAACTTAAATCCAAATTCAGACAACTACTTGTTAAGAAGAGTTGGTACAAGATTCTCAGAGTACGACTACACAAAAGGCAGAATTATTGAAAAGGGCGAGTTCCCAAATAACTCTAAATATGTTAGAGTTGAAACTGCTGCTGAATTCTCAGACGGCTTCTCAGCAGATTATGTCCCATTTGGCGTAACCGGTCCAACTAAATTCATTAGCAGTGTCTTTGGAACTGATAACTTGATTAGTAGTGGCGTTCTAAGAGGTGTTGGTAATAAAGCTTTCGGTAATGATTTCGGAACTGCGATTCTATCAGGTTCTGGTCTTGCCGGCGGTCTTAAGATTAACTTCCCATCTGCTCCAACAAGAGCTAACACGGATAGCTTGCTAGACTACAGACAAGCCTACTTTGGCGTTCAGACAACAGCAGACGGTGGTAGCAACTTCAAGGGAGACATCAGAGATCTCGTAAGAAGCAAGCCAAGAGGTGTTAGTAATCAATACGATGCTGACTTATCAGACATCTTGGAATACCAGTATGTTATTTCATTGGAAGACCTAACATTCAAAGACCAAAGTGGAACAGGCGCTGTTGGTGTTGGTAGCTCTTCTTTCTTGGATATCAACACTTCAGCTAGAGCCGGCGGCTACTCACTAACCACAACTGGTTCATTCCCAACAGGATTCCCTGCTGGTCCAAATGCTGATTATGGTAGCTACAAGGTTGTTCTAAATGCTGGAGCAGGCAATCTAACTACTCTATTCTTTGGTGGAACTGACGGCTTCGACATCACACAATCTGACCCACTAGCCAACGTTAACGTTGGAGCCAGTGAGACAGTTAGCTACGAGTTCAACTCATTTGAAAGAGCAATTAACACAGTTAAGAATCCAGAAGTAGTTTCTTACAATGTTGTTTCAATTCCCGGCTTAGAAAATACAAGCTTGGTCAACACTCTTATTACAAACACAGAAGAGAGAGCAGACGCTCTAGCCGTCTTCGATATTGATAAGGGTTATGTTGCTCCCCACGAATACAAGTATGGTGGAGATAGTGAGTCCAATGGTGACGTAGTAGAAGCTGTTAAATTTGTAAAAACACAAAAGTACAACTCAAGCTACGCAGCAACTTACTACCCATGGGTTAAGATTCGCGACAACATTAACGCTAAAGATGTTTGGGTTCCACCATCCATCGCTGCTCTAGGCGCAATGTCTTACACAGACCGTGTACAAGCTCCATGGTTCGCCCCTGCTGGCTTTAACCGTGGTGGGCTATCCTCTGGTGTGTCTGGACTTCCCGTCGTCTCTACAGCCCTCAAGCTCTTTAAGGACGACAGAGATGATCTTTACGAAGTTGGTGTTAACCCAATCGCTACATTCCCAAATGAGGGTGTAGTCATCTTTGGTCAGAAGACTCTACAGGTTGAGCGTTCAGCCTTAGATAGAATTAACGTTCGTAGATTACTTATCTTCTTAAAGAGAGGCATTTCAAGAATCTCTAATAGAATTCTATTTGAGCCAAACGTTCCAGACACTTGGAATAACTTCAAGAATCAAGCAATTCCATTCTTAACTGATGTTAAGACTCGCTTTGGTTTAACTGATTACAAGTTGGTCCTTGATGAAACCACAACTACACCTGACTTAATTGACAGAAACA